CTAGGGTATGGAGAGGAAAGTTATGAAAACAAATCAAGAAATTATTTCTGAAACATTATTAAAAATTCGTTTCTATAAAAAACAAAAAAATTATTACAACAAACAAATAGAAAAATATAGATCGTTGCGACATCTTAATAATAAAAATACTAAAATAATGGAAAAACAATTAGAGAAGTATATAGAAAAAGGAGTGCTTATGGGAGATATACCAGTAGTTGATTGTGAACAATGTTTACAGCCTGTATGGGAGAATGACTTGTATGATGGCTTATGCTCTACTTGCAGCCAGAATGATTTATCAGGATTCTTTGAATAAAAAAATTTTTTTACGACATTCATTTGAATTGTTGACTTACTTTGTAATTTGTGTAAGGTAAATACAAAAGGAGAAGTATGACAGAAATTTACGAAATACAAGGTTGGGCTAGTAATCAATTTAGAAATATTACAGCTAGTGATTTAGAAGAAGATATTAAAGAAGCAATTATTAAAGTAGGTTATGAACCACACGAAGGTCATTCAAATAATTATTATATAAAAGCTAATGAAAATGGAATACAAATAGAATTTGAAATGGTAGAAGCAGGACACAAAACTACAGCTATGTATGATATGTGTTATAACTCATTAGCAAAAATGATATTGCAACAAGGTAAAAATATAGAGAGGACTCACATTGAAAATAACACAAGAAACAATTAATTCTTTACTTAAAGAAAGAATTATTTATGACAATTGTTATTCAAAAATAGAAAATAGATACAGTAAAGATAATTTTATAACTTTAAGTGATTACGATAAAATAGATAAAGAATTTGAAGAAGAGTACGAAATGGTAGAACCTGTACAACACTTTTGTTCACAGAATAATTTAACTGGGGAAATAACATTTCTTTTAGAAAAAGTAATTACTTTGGAAAAAATTATAAAATATAAAAACAAATACAATAAAGCATACATTGCAGATGTTAGATATAGATTAAAATACTATAAAGAAAAATTAAACAAATTTACTGTAAAGGTTCCTGTAAACCAGTAGGGGCTTGTCTTCCTTTTATACGAGGATAAGTTTTAGGTTTATGATTATTACAATATATATACTTGTTATATTTTGATATAACAGTATCGCAGTTCTCATCAATACAAATCCTTCCACTACTATATGAAGTAGAGGGTTTGTAATTAGGATATTTATTTCCTTTTATATAATCACTCATTAAGCTAAGTATAGGAGATATAATGCCAGGTACAGGCTACTCATACAAAAAAGGTATGAAAAAAAATAAAGGTAGAAAAAAGAAAAGATAATGGCTGAATGGCGTGGAATGAAGGTCAAGTTAAACAATCCCACTAGGATTCAAAAAGGTGAACCAGGGTATGGTCGTAAGAAATTTAAAGTGTTTGTATCAGATAATGGGAAAGTTAAGAAGGTTATGTTTGGTGACCCTAATATGGAAATCAGAAAAGATAACCCAAAAGCTAGAGCTTCATTTCGTGCCAGACACAAATGTTCTACAGCTAAAGATAAAACAACTGCAAGATACTGGTCTTGTAGGATGTGGTAAATGCCTTTTGAAAAAATAGGTCCTAATAAATTTAAATCACCTAGTGGTAGAATTTATACAAAAAAACAGGTAAAGTTATATTACGCAACAAATGGATTTAGGAGAATGAAATGAAATCTAGTGGAACAGTATCTTGGCAATGGGGTGGCAAAACGCATTATGGAACACTTATACCAAGTAAAGAAACAAAGTCAGCAAGATTTGCTAGAACTAAAAATGGAAAAATAAAAAGACTTCCTAAATAATGGCTGAACGAAAAGTTTGTGCCAATCCTGGCTGTGAAAAAAAGTTTACAGCTAAACACAATAATAAAAAATATTGTACTGTTCAATGCAGTCGTAAAGCTCAACACAAAAGAGTAAAAGCTAAAAAGGCTAGAGAATATACAACACAAATGACTGTTATTCGTGGTGAGCATTATGAAGATTATGTTAGAGATTATGCAGAAGCAGTAGAGAAAAAATTAATTACAAAAACAGAAGTAGCAGAATTTTTAGGTGTTAGTAAGCCAAATGTTACTAAAATGCACGAGGCATACCTTGTAGATAAAGATAACCTAATTAAACAAAAAACTTGGAAAACACCAAAAGAAGCATTAATAGCTTTAGAGAAATTTGAAGATTTTAGAGATAGATACTTCCAAACAGAAACAGGCGATCCATACGAAACAGCAGACTTTCATAAAAAATGGATTCAAAGTATTTTACAAGCAATAGATGAAGGTGGCGAACAAATGATACTTTCTCCACCACGACACGGCAAGACAGATTTACTTACACACTTTGCTGTATGGCAGATATGTAGAAATCCTAATGTAAGGATTATGTGGGTTGGTGGTAATGAGGAGATTGCAAAAAATGCAGTAGGTGCTGTAGTAGATCACTTAGAACATAATGAAAAACTTATTGAAGATTTCTGTGGACCAGGACAAACATTTAAACCAAAAAACAGAAGTGGTAAGTCTTGGACATCTGGACAGTTTACTATTGCTACAAGAACTGTAACTGGTATTAAATCTCCAACAATGGTTGCTGTAGGTAAAGGTGGAAAGATATTATCAAGAGACTGTGATTTGATTATTGCAGATGACATTGAGGACCACGGCACAACAATACAACCTAGTGCTAGAGAACAAACAAGACAATGGTGGACAACTACTTTGTCATCTCGTAAAGAGGAACATACAGCTATTGTTATTATTGGTTCAAGACAGCACCCAGAAGATTTGTATAACTTTCTTTTAGAGAACCCACAAGTTACAACAATCGTAGAAGAAGCACACAGTACAGAGTGTGTGTTACCAGAATTAGATATTGATGTACATACTAATTGTATGTTATGGGCAAGTAAGCGTAGTTACAAATGGTTACTCTCTCGTTTACAAGCTGCTGAAACAACTGGTGGTAAAGCTATCTTTGAAATGGTATATCTTAACAAAGCATTCGTAGATGGAATAACAATGTTTGATGTTGAAGAAGTAGATTTGTGTAGAGATGTCAATAGAACTATAGGAAACATACCAGCAGGAACACATTTAATTGCAGGACTTGACCCTGCTTCTACAGGTTTTCAGGCTTGTTTCTTATGGGCAGTTAATAATGATACAGGAAAAATGTATATGGTAGATATTGAGAATGAACAAGGTGGTGGCATTATTCAAGCCAAAGAGACAATTAAAAAATGGTATGAGAAGTATGGACTTGCACATTGGGTTATTGAGGAGAATGGATTTCAAAGAGCAATACGACAAGATAAAGATTTAAAAGATTACTGTGCAAGAATGGGTATTTATTTAGAAGGACATCAGACACAAAAAAATAAATTTGACCCTATCTTTGGCGTTGGAAGTATGAGAGAATTATTTAAAGAGGAATTAATTAGTTTGCCATATGGTAGTGCAGAAAGTGAAACTAAGAGTAATATATATCGTAGGCAATTAATTTATTTTTCTACAGGTGCTAGTAAGCAATCTGGTAGAAACAACAAGAGTGATGTTGTTATGGCTAGTTGGTTTCCTATGAAAGTAATTAGGAGATTACAAAAAGAAAGACTAGCTGAGGTAGGATTAGATTATAAGCCTAGTTTTGGAGAATGGAATATAAGCAATATGAACGAAAGCCCTTGGTAATAGGATGACACCTGAAGAAATACAATACGCTATAACACAATTACATTTTGATAATCAAAGTGCTTACACAACTCGTGGGCGTATTCGTGCAATTATGAATGGTGGACCTGATGGTATTACTGCATTGTTAGGCGATCAACTACAAGGTTTTCAAGATTTCCAAATACCTGTACCTAACTTGATGATGTCAGGACTAGAACACTTAGCACAAAAGATAGGTCGTATTCCAAACCTTAAAGTAGATGTACCTAATGGTAAAGATTCTGAAAGAGCAAGACAGAAAGCAGAAAAGATTGGTCGTATAGTTAATGCGTATGATGAGGTACAAAAATTAGATTTACAAATGCCACAAGTAGGTAGATGGCTACCTGGTTATGGTTTCTCTGTTTGGGTTATTAGAGAAAAGAAAGATGCTAATGGTGTTCCTTATCCTATTGCAGAACTAAGAGACCCTTACAACTGTTTTCCTGGTTACTTTGGTGCAGACCAACAACCAAAAGAAATGGCAATTATTCGTAGAGTGCCAAAAAATGCTTTAGCTAATACTTATCCAAATAGCAAAGATAAGATTATGAAAAAAGATGATGCTTACCAAACAAACATTCTTGGTGTAGGTAACGCATATGCTTCTGCTTATACAGACCAATACAATGGTTCTTGGGCTAACTCCAATGGTGATGGAGATTTAATTGCAGAATATTACAACTTAGATGGAACTTATATATTCCATATGACATCAGGAACTATTCTTGACTTCATACCTAACCCACTTGATAGTGGTCCAGCATTTGTCATTGGTAAGAAATTTGCCTTTGACAGATTGCAAGGACAGTATGACCAAATCATAGGTCTTATGGCTTCAATGGCAAAGATTAATGTGATGTCAATAATAGCTATGGAAGATGCAGTATTTACAGAAACAAACATATCTGGTGAAATAGAATCAGGACAATATCGTAAAGGTAGATTCGCTGTAAACTATTTATCGCCAGGTACACAAGTCAGTAAACCTGCATCAAATGTTCCTTATCAAATTTTCCAACAGATAGATAGAATAGAACGACAACTTCGTGTTGGTGGTTCTTACCCTGTTTCTGATGATTCGCAGTCTCCACTTAGCTTCGCAACTGGTAGAGGATTAGAAGAACTAGGTGCAAGTATGTCTCTAATGATTAGAGAATATCATACTGTTATGGCTGATGCTATAGAGATGATTGATTCTAAGAGATTAGAGTGGGATGAGAAAATGTATGGTGGTAAAACAAAAGCATTATCTGGTTATATGGATAATAAATTTTATTCTGAAACATACAATCCATCACTTGACATACAAGGATCATACAAGACACGCAGAGTGTATGGTGCTATGGCTGGTTATGATGAACCACAAAAGATTGTTACAGGTTTACAGTTACTACAAGCTGGTATCATAGACACACAAACTCTACAAGAAAACTTAGATGGATTAGATAACCTTGTTAGAGTGAATGAAAGAATTACAAAAGAAAAAGCAGATAA